TAGCGGTTGCGCCGGGTATATCTCTACCTTTGCGCAGTTGCTCCCAACCGTTCACGGCGTCACTTAGTTTTTCTGAGATGGACCGATGGCCGCGGTATTCGTACAGGTATCCGCTGGACTTTAGTTCGGTAGCTACGGGTTGGAGTTGGTATCCGGCTTGAGCAAGCACGAGCCACGAGCCTTCGGACATGTCCATTTCTTCTATACTAAAGATGCGGCGCACTGATCCGAGACTGTCTACTCTTGGCTCGTAATCTTTTAGGAACCTTTTATCTATGCGTCCCACGACCCTCTCTGCGAGGCGGTGTACCTCTAGCGGTATGCGGTAGGACTGAGACAGGGTCTCTGACCCACCGTCGAGGTTAATGAAGTGATCTACGTCTGCCCCAGCCCACCTATAGATAGCTTGGTCATCGTCCCCAGCACAATACATACGGTCAGATTTTTCATCTAAAATATGAGCAATGTCCCACTGAATAGGGGAAAGGTCTTGTGCCTCATCTACAAAGCAGAGTTTAAACGCGGGGCATGATCGGAAGCCCTCTTCTGGAAAGCTTTCGAGCATGTCTGTAAAGTCGTACATCTCTAAGTTCTCTTTGTAGCTGCGCAGGCATTCGTCCACATACTTGATGATGTTCCACTCAATCGGGCTATCCATAGAGTTGTACTGGTCACGCAGGGACACTTTACGCATTCTGGCAAGGTTTATCATGCCCAAGATAGGGTCTGTGGCTTTTGTTATTTCTGGCAGATCGTCGTCAAAGCTGTTTGAGCGGGTGATTTGAAGCTCCACACCCATCTTTTCAGAAAGTTCTCTGTAGTTTTCGTCCTGCATGACTTGCTCTGTCCGGATGTCGGAACAGGTCAGGGCCAGACTGTGCAGGGTTCTAAAGTAGAACAGGTCTTTCTTTGGGTCTAGGTTAAAGCGTTTGGCCGCGCGTTCTTTGGCCTCGTTGGCCGCTTTGCGGGTAAAGGCTAAGAAAGCAATGCTGCGAGGTTCGACACCCTTTTGAAGAGCGTCATCGACCATATTAAGAAGTCGAGTTGTCTTCCCCGTCCCCGGTGGGCCGAATATCCTGAACATTCTCTTTCTCCCTTTGGTAAATCTGCCAGACGCGCTGCTTGCTAATGTTGAACCATTTAGCCACTGCTGTTTTTGTCATGTGCCTTTGATCGATCATGTGAACGATTTCGGCGTTACGCATTTCTTTAAAGACGTTCTTACTCAAAACGGGCTCCCATGTTTTGGCGCAAAGTCCGGTGTAGATATGTCCATGTCCCCTACATTGTAGGCAGGTATCTGCCAGACGCGGACGGCTCGACCTTTGATCTTGAGCACGGTGCTGTCACCGTTGATGTCCCGCAGGCGTTGAGCAATGCGGTGCGACTTATACTCAAAGAATTTATTCTTCTTTAGAAAGTTCTCAAAGTCCTTGAGGCGGAAGTAAGTGACCATTGCGTCCTCGTCGGTCCAAGGGCGGCGGAGCAAGATTTCCTCTTTGTCCTGCGCTTGCTGTAGGAAGCGGCAAAACTCTTCTAGGTAATCGTAGAACTGCCCGCTGATGCTGGCGTCTACGGCGACTTCCATGATGGCGCTTTCGTTCTCGCGCATTTCTGTAAGCAGGGCGCTGATCCGACCTTCCCACTGTTGCTTTGCCACGCTACGCGGCATGAAGTTCAGTTGCTCCATACAGGCTTTTTGAAACATGGGCTGGCTCATTAGGGCGTCGGTGTCCAGCTCCAGAGGCTCCCCGTTAACGTCCATAAACCAAACCGGGGGTGTTGAGTTATACTTACGCAGATTGGCTACTGTAGCGTTCTGTACGGCGCTCCCAATGCCAAACTTGCGGGTTTGACAGAGTTCCTTGTTACAGTGCGCGTTAATTGGCGCGTCGCTGCACCTGTAGGCATAATCCTTACGATCAAGCTGCTTTGCCACCACTGTCACTTCTGACAGAGGCAAGGGCGGCTCTAAGTACTGCATGTTGTACGTTAGGATTTCTGTTTCCCAGCTATCAGGGTACGCTTTGCGCAAATAGACGCCGATATTAAACAGACCGTTATTGCGCCCACCCTCGGAGATTTTCTCTTTGACAAGGTGCTGCAAGCACGGCGGGCCGTCTCGAACAGGCGTACCCTCGGCGCTTTCTGTAATCTGTAACTTTTGTATCTGTTCCGGGGTCTGAGCATACTTTTCGTAAAGCTCAAAAAACTCTTCAAGCGAAGCAGATGTGCCGTCGTCCAAGATGCCGTAGCGTAAACCTTCTTCCGCGTTGTAATAAGGTAGGTTTAGAAAGTTTCCCACATCTCCGCGGTCCAAGTGCAGTTTGATCTGCTTTGGAAATATCTCGCTTTCACCGTAGCCCAGCGCAGCGGCCACGCTCTTCAATGATTTCTGCATGTCCTTTGCTTCAACCCAATCTGTAGAGAAGAGGAAGCAGTGAGCCCCGCCGGACTTAGAACGGCAGACAACCAGAGGTATCTTTAATTTTCTAATCTTTTCCAACAGGAGCTTGTGGTCTAACGGATACTGATCGATATCAACGCAGCCCCATTTGCACATGTTGTCGGCATTAATCGGGATGATGCCAATCGAGTTGCCCTTGCCGGACAGGTGGCCCTCCCATAGACCCGCGTTCCGCGGTTCACGAACAATCCCTGCTTTTCCTGTATTCTTGCCGTTGGACTGCGTTTTTTCTACGCGATATGTGCCGTAAGCTTCTTTTAGTCCATCAAAGATAGACGAGAACTTTTTAACTGTCATGGTGATGTCCTTGCGGTGGGGACTGCCGTAGCAGCCCCCTAGTAAAACTTAAAACGGGATGTCGTCTGAGTTTGTGTTCTCAGCTTTATCGTTTTCATGCTTTACCACTACATCGCCGCTCAAGACGCTTTCAGAGAAAGCTTTAGCCTGTGCGTAAATGTTCGCATCTTGGATTGGTTCTTCACGCGACATTTCCCAGCCGTGCCAAGAACCCTTAGAGTTTTCTTCGGCTACCGATTTTATGCGGTAGATGTGAGAGAAGCGCGGCGGGTTAAACGGACCATTCTTCCCCTGCATGGTCACAGATTGGATCATGCTGTTCCACTTGCGTGATTTCTTCAACTGCGTGGACTTCATTGCAATCAAAGCGGTCTCGGTTGAGCCGTCTTCTTTGACTACCAGAACATAGTGCTGGTGAGTTTCTTCGATGTAGTCCCCGTCCCCGCCAACAACATATTCTTTGTTGTCTTCACTGCTACGCTCGGTCTTAGGCCGAGTGGAGTCACTAGGCTGATAGATTGCCACTGGTGCGCCCGATCCTAAGCCCCGTGGAAGCCACTGAATGAATACACGCTGATAGGCGCACGGAATGACCAACAGGCCTTCCTTGCCGCTTACAGCCTCTCCTGAAACGGTGTTATAGATGTCACCTTTACGAGCGGTCTCATGGGTGTCCAGAACTGAGTCCAAGCCACTTAGAAGCTTTAGAAACGGCAGAGCCAGATCATCGCTGCTGATGTTTTGGTTACCTTGACCAGCATCCTGTTCAAACATAGCCCCATCAAACTGTACTACGTCAGACTTTTTTGTTTTTGCAACTGCATTCGCCATTATTTTGCTCCTTTGATTATAGCGCGTTGGCCTACATAGGCCCCAAACAATTCCATAGGGAAGTCATCCCCGGCTTCGACACGTTCCCGCACAAAAGCCTTGAGCGTTCCGGAATGAACACTTTCGGTCTGATCGGCGGGAAAGCCTTCTTTTGCAGCAAAAGCTTTAAAGGCACTTGCCTGATCGTCTTCTCCACGACCAAATTCACAAGCTACGACATTCTTAATAATATCGTCATAGCCGTTTTCACGCAGCCATTCATAAGCAAGTGGGCGGTTAGCCACTAATATGCTGGCTCCATATGTAGGTTTAACATCCACAGTAGAACCGTCGTCCAACGAGAATGAAGACATACCCAGTTCCTGCATAGCAGAAGGCAGTTCTTCGTCTGTAAGCTTCAACAAGTCTTTCTTCCGAGACTTGAGGTCTTTCTCAATCTCTTCGACTTCTTGTTGCGCTTGTCGGATTTTTCGGGCTAGGTTGGAAATCTCACCAAGGTTACCCTTTTCGACGGAGTTAGCGACTGTATCTTCAAAGTCGGATTCCATCATTGATAGTATATCGTTCATGTTTTCTCTCTTTCGTTGTTAAAGACCCTTTTACGGCCTTGACAAAGACGCTTATATTCTTATACATTCCTATAGTCAAGCGTTAAAAGGAGAAAACTTTGTATCAGTTCAAAACAGAACCGTTCGACCATCAGCGTAAAGCTTTGGAAGGCTCGTGGTCCGCGAAGTTTCATGCGTACTTCATGGAGATGGGAACTGGTAAGAGCAAGGTAGCCATTGATAACATGGGCATTCTTTACGACAAAGGTGAAATCAACGCCGCTTTGATTGTTGCACCCAAGGGTGTTTACGACAACTGGGCACTTGGCGAGATACCGTTACATTTATCTGAGTCGGTCAACCGTAAAGTTTTAAGCTGGAAGCCTACCCTTAGTAAGAGGTATGCCGCCGAGCTTGAAGAAATGGTTATGGAAGATTTTGACGGTCTGAAGATATTTGTCATTAATGTTGAAGCTTTCTCCTCGCCTCGCGGTGCGCGGATGGCGGGACGCTTTTTGGTACAGAACCCTGACAACATGGTGATTGTAGACGAAAGCACGACTATCAAGAACCGCAAAGCCCAGCGCACAAAGAACCTTATGGTCCTGACTAAGTATAGCAAGTACCGCCGCATCCTTACGGGTTCTCCTGTCACAAAAAGCCCTATGGATTTGTTTAGTCAGTGTAATTTTCTGGATGAACGTGCGCTTGGATACAATAGTTTCTTTGCCTTTCAAAACCGTTACGCTATAGTGCAGAAGCGTATGATGGGAGCGCGCAGTTTTCAGGAAATAACCGGGTATAGACGCCTTGATGAGCTAAACGAACGCCTGTTTAACTTCTCTACCCGCATCCTCAAAGAAGAGTGCTTAGACCTTCCTGATAAAATATACACGCGCAGAAATGTAGAACTGACTGACGAACAGGCCAAGGTTTACATGCAGATGAAGAAGCTGGCTTTGGCCCAGCTTGATGGGGAGCTTGCAACTACAGAAAGCGTTCTGACGCAAATCATGCGCTTACAACAAATTTGCTGCGGTTTCTTCCAGCCCGACGTTGGAAAGATACAACCGCTAAAGAACAACCGTCTGAGTGAACTAACCAGCATTACAGACGAGCTATCAGGGAAGGCAATCATTTGGGCGTCGTATACCCACGACATTCAACAGATTTGCCAGACCCTGCGCGACCGTTTCGGGCCCGATTCGGTCGCACTATATTACGGGGAAACACCTCAAGAAGAACGGCAGGAGATTGTTAATCGCTTTCAAGACGTTAACGATCCCCTGCGGTTCTTTGTTGGTCAGCCTAAGACAGGCGGTTATGGAATCACCCTGACAGCGGCCAATACTGTGATCTATTACAGCAACTCATACGATCTTGAGATAAGGCTACAGTCCGAGGACCGCGCTCATCGGATCGGGCAAAAGAATGCTGTGACCTATATCGATCTGGTCTCACCCAATACCATTGACGAGAAAGTCCTAAACGCCCTGCGCAGCAAGATTGATCTTGCCGGACAGGTGCTTAAAGAGGACGTTAGCGGATGGCTGACATAATCCCGCTTTCGGGCATGTCACCGGGCAGGCCATACTTTTCTACCATAGAGCGGCCTTCTGGTAAAGCCAGTGGACGGAGTGCAGGGCTCACAGTAGGCTCTGGAGCGGGCCTAAGTTGAGGGCGTAAGCTTGTTAAAGGAGCAGAACTCCCCAGACCTTCTGGCCTAAGTTGTGGACGAACTCCACGACCTCGGGCTACATCTTCTTCGTTAAAGACGGGCTGGTTCATCATAAAGTTTTCTGCCCCAGTGTTTATAAGCCCCTCTACGCTGTTGCCTGTAAAAGGCTCCGCAATAATTCTAATGTAGTTTTGAGTTTCTTTAAACGGCGGGATGCCTTGATACTCTTCTACATTACCCGGACCCGCGTTATACGCTGCTAAACCTACCTCAAGACCAAACTTGTTTGTCATTTGTTTAAGGTACTTTAATCCACCCGTGTAGTTATCCAGAGCGTTGTTTATGTCAACGCCTAATTCTTCGGCAGTTCCCGGCATTAATTGCATTAAACCGCGAGCGCCTTTTTCGCTTCCCGCACTTTGATTGCCTTTGCTTTCTTCATACATTACCCGAAGAGCCAACTCTGGATCAACGCCCTGTTCCAAAGCTACCGCAACGGGGTCAAACCCGTAATTTGATCGGATCATTTGAGCTAAGTTATCTAAGTCTTCTGTCGATGCACGGCGAGCCGCGATTTCGTCAATTTCCCCGCCTTCCGCGAGTCGAGCAATCCCCTGCGGGTCTGGCCCGCGCATTGGAGGAGGACCAAAAGCCTCTCCGCCCATTGCATACTGTTGGTAAGCACCAATCCCCCGCGGTCCGCGAAACATGTTACGGGCTGTTTCGTTTAGTGTTCCAATGCCGTTCATAACTGCGCCTCCGTCGGCCATTCCGATGTTTTTTAAATTGGTAAGTCTTGGGTCAAATATGGCGGTAGGAGAGCGTAGGTTCCCACCTTCAAAAGAAGTTATTTCGCCGTAATGCGTTGAATCAATTCCCGTAAACCCTTTTTCGATCAGGCTTTGGTTTGCCAACCTGTCTAATTCGACTGTATCAAGGTCGGGGTTTTGTTGTAAAAGTTCTCTCCGAGCCGCCGTATAGTCGCTTGATTTAGCGAAGGGCCCGCGTTGAACCAAGGGATACATCTGCGACCCTTCAGGAATCCTATCTGCCGCGCCTTTCCCCCGGTCAATAGACCGGGGGTCTGGGTTATATCCCGCAAACCTGTTGGCTGTTGGATAAGGGGTTCCTGACGGATTTACAATTTCACCGTCTCCAAAATTCATTCCTGTGGGCTCAACATCCAGATAAACGCCCCGGCCCGATTTTCCGTAATTTGAAGGCCTCATTACGCGAATGTCATCTACCGAAACACCCTCTTGCGTGGGCATTGTACCATGAACGCCAACCCGCTCATAACCTTGAGCCAGCATCCTTGCTTCTC